ACGCGGCGAGTCGCACGTCTTCGGATGTCTTTTCGGTTTCGGTTGTCATAGGTATTCGCGCCGCGTGGCTGATCTTATTTGTTCGCCCAAGAAGCCGTCCAGCTTGCGACGGCCCTTGGGCGAGTGATCAGGCTGCGGCCTTTCCTTCGACGTTGCGGGCCAGTCGGTCGGACGTGCGCTTGTTCAGCCACATCAGGGACTCTTCCAGCTTCGTGATGACGAGGGCGTTTTCCCGGCACGGGAATTTCCCGTTCAGGTATTGCAGCCGGTCGATCAGCACCCTGAGGACTTCCTCGTTGGTTGTGCCGTCGTTGACCGTGCGGAGTTCCTTCGAGCCTTCGGCTGTCGGGACTTTTTCGATGAATTGGAGCGTCTGGGGCGTGCCGCCCTCGAAGCTAGCCAGTTCGTATTTGTGACCTGTCGTGATGACTTGCATTTTGTTTTATGGGTTGATGTTTGCTGACCGGAAAATCGGAGGGCGAACCAGTCACCAGAGCCAACGCCTAGCGGCGTGGCTCATTTCCAGCGTTAGCCCATGCCATAGTTGACGATATGGCTCTCGCTGTCTGGCTTGGCGCAGGGTTGCCAGCCGTCTTTCCAAAAGAACCACGTTTCTTTGTCGGCCATAGCGTAGATGCCGGCCGCGAAGTTCTCGATGATTGCGTGCGTGTAGTATCCCATCTCGGTGTCGCAGCATCGGTGCATTCCGGCGATGGCGTCTGCTTCCGTGAAGTAGTAGCCCCACGTCCGCGCCGCGACATCGCGGCCATCGTGGATTCCGATTGTTGCGACGGTCCAAATCCCCGAAGGGCTAACCAGCGCATCACAGACAACAGCCTTATCTGTCCGGCTGGCTGGCGCATTATCATTTTCTGGGATCGAGGTTGGCATGGTCAAAGTTGGTTGGTTTTCGGCGGCTGTGTCTGACTGCCGGAGTTGGCTGGCTTACGCGCCGAGCTTCGGGTGTCTTCCCTCGAGAGTTTCACGCGCGTAGTATGCTTGCTTGTGAAGTCGCTCATTTGCGTCGCGGAGGGTGTGGATTGATTCGTCTTTGTAGTGACAGGAGGTTTTGGCTTTGGATAGTTCCGCGCGCAGTCGGGCGTTTTCATTTCGCAGACGACGGTTGCCCGCCAGCCAGCCAACCAGTCCCCACAGCCAACGCGCTGACTTGGCCCGCGATTTCGGACGAGGCGCGTTCGCTCGCGGCTCTTCATTCATCGCGGCCAACAGCGCCTTCGCTTCCTTGGCTTTTCTCGCAGATATTTTGATGGTTTTATACATGGTTGATCCGTTCAGCGCGTCGGCTGATGTCCGTCGTTCGGAAAGAGAGCACGCACCTTGGCGAGCGATGCCTTGAGTTTCTCGGGGCCGACCTCCGCGAGCGTGGTCTTACCGTTGGTCAGCGCCTCCTCTATCGTCGCGCCGGAAGTGCGCGGGCAGGCTGCGCCGGTCTCTACGTGCGAGACTCGCCATTGCTGCGCGTCGTTCAGCGCGCACGGGATGCGCGTCACCGCGAATCGCTCACCGTGAATCTCGAAGGGCATGTGCCCCGTGGCGGGCCATGTCTCGTATGGCGGATGTGCAGAGCGCACGTTTATTTCAATTTCCGAACCAGTCACCAGAGCCAACGCTCGCGCTTGCAGTTTAGTTGTCATCGGAATTGAATCGGCTCGCACACGTCGAGCAGCCTACGCACGAGCGGATCCCCGCGCGCGCTGCCGGAGTGCGACATAATTTCGCGCGCGCTCAGGTTCGTGGTCACGAATAGCGGCAACTGGTGCGCAACCCGGAAGTCTAGGAAGTGGAAAAACCATGCCTGCGCCCAGTCGCGGCGCGAGGTCGAAAGCGCCTCCTGCCCGTAGTCGTCGATCAATACGACGTGCCGGCTGGCGACGGTTTCGACCCATCGCTGCGCCGAGTCGCGCCCGTAGTCGAGAAACGATTGCAACGTCGCGAACCAGTTCGACGCCGACCAGCAACGCACGTCGTTGCCCTCTTCCGGCCCGAGCCTGCGCATGAGCGCGGCCATGCTGCGCGTTTTCCCGCGCCCGCTCGGGCCGCTCGCGAGGATGCCCTTTGCGCCTAGCTGGTAGCCGAGCACCGCGGCAATCGGGCCGGCGTAGGGCACGAGCGACGGGTGCGCCCAGTCTGTCGCCTGAATCGCGGGCGGGAAAAACTCCTGCCAGCGACGGATTCCGTCCTGGCGGCGGGACTCGCGGAGCATTTCGAGCGCGGCAGCCTCGCGGCGAGCTTCGCGCGCCTCACGTTCGGCGTCGGAAAGCGGAGCCTGCGGTTGCTCCGTCGCTTCCGGTGCAACTTCGGGCGGAATTAGGGCTGAGATCGCTGGCATGGCTAAGATTGGTTATGCATCGCAGACAACCAACCCGTGCCGGCAGTGGCTCGGATAGGTTGCGCTGAAAATTGCCAAAGCTTCCTCCGGCGTCGCGGCCCAAACGTCGCGGTTAATGACAGGTGTTTGGTCGTCGCGCGTGTTGCGACTCCAGACGACAAAAAGGCGCTTTGGCTGAGTCGGGCGAATAATTCGCCGGAGCCAGCGCAGTGGGGACCAAGCCTCAGAAACCGCCGGCAATGCCGTTTCCGTGCCCGTGGCGGGGTTTTGTTCGGCGATTAGGGTGCTGATGGCGGTGGCTGGCATGGCGGGCTAGAATGCGTTCGCGCGGGCGAGCTGGTCGGGAGCTAGTTGTTCGCCGTTGGCGCCCGTGTCTTGCTGCGCTTGGTACTCGCGGGCGCGGTCGATTTCCGCGGTCCAGTTATTCAGCAACGTCGCAAGAGAGCGCCGCCGGTAGGTTTTTTCAGATGCTGGGCGGCCGTAGAACCATTCGAGCAGCAACCATTCAGCCTCGGATGTCGCTTTTATGGCCGCCAAAGCCGCATGCCACGCCTTGATCTCGGATTTCCCCCAGACGGTGTCGATTCGGCGACGGAACAAGCGGCCGGCGCGGGTCTGTAAGTCGGTTAGAACCGAAGCAGGCTTGCACGAATCCATGCTCACCTGTTCCGGTATGTGTGGATCGGAGATCTCTGCTTCTGCCTCTGCCTCTGCCTCTGCCTTGGCTGACCGCGGCTTATCTCGGCTTACTTCTGGCTTACTTTGGCTTACTTCTTTCATCTTTTCGCGAAACCTGGCCTGCGCCTCGCGGTTCTGCTCGCGCCGGATCTCGGGGTCGCGTGACTCGCGGTATTTCGCATAATTGAGCACGCGGAAGCCGCCCGGTATGGCCTCAATCCGGCGGCCATCAAACTCCTTTGACCGCGACCAACTATCCGGCGCGCTCAACACTCCGATGGCGGCAACGCATTCGTCGACCGTTACGCGCGCCATGTCGGCGAGTCCGGGGACCGAAGCGTCGACGCGCCCGTCGGCGTTCGCCATTGCTAGGAGTGTAATCCAAACGATCTTTGTCTCCTTTGATTCCCGCCATATTGTCGACGCGACTATCGACGAAAAGAGCTTTGTGTAACCAGCCATGTTTTTATCTTTGAAAAGACCCTCGCGCAGCCGTGGTGAGAAGACCGCGCTCCCGCAGGAACGCGATCACGACTGCCGAGGGAATGTTACGGTGCGATTGCATGGAGACTTCTCACGGCCTCACCTCTGCGCGTGTCGTCAACTTTGCGGTCGCGCGTAGCATCGTGCGCGCAACCAGCTCCGCGGTCGCTGCTGTCCGCAGCGTGCGCGGGATGCACCGGAGCACGTACCAACCGCCGGCCGCGGCCTCGTTGTATTTCTCGATGTCACCCAGGAACCCGGCGCCTCGGGTGTGCCGACCGCCGGACCATGCGCCGCCCTCGACCTCCAGGGCGACCATGTAGTTGGGCCACGCATAGTCGAAGCGCCAGCGTCGCCAGAGGTGGAATTTGAACTCGCGCAACGGTGCCGGAAGTCCGGCCGCGACGAAAAACGCCGTCGCATCCGGCGACTCTCGGCGGACTGTGTGCGCGCGTTTACGCTTGCGCTCCGGCTGGCTGGCCGCGAGCTGGTCGAGCAGGCGCAGTCGCGCGCCGGCGGAAATGTCGGCTATGGTTGGGCGCGGCATCGGTGCTTTCACGCGCAGAGGTGTATAGTTCCGAGCCACCTTCCATCCTTGATGACCTTACCGCAGCCAGCACAGCGGTAGTATTGGATTCCGTTTTCGACCCATGATGACCGCTGATAATCTGACTGTTGGCGCGAGCACGAAAGGCGACGATCCAAGTCCGCTATCCTTTGATTTTCTTCATCTAGTTGCTGTTGAGTAGAGCCCGTCGCTGGCGATTTCATTTCCTCGTTATTCATAGGTGATTCTGTGTTCCGGCCGGCGTTTCGTTTCCAGCCCCGTTTCCGCTTGAGCTGTGCGTCGGTCGCTTCGCCTTGAAGCGCCCGAGCTTGTCGCGCCGCTCGCGGTCCTTGCGCGCGGCATCAAAGAAGTCGTCGCACCATTGCGCGTCGCGGCCGGCGGTATCGCCACGCATCCGCCCGATTTTATATCCTACGAAATAACAGATTAGCACCATGATCACGGTTGCGGTTGCGCTCATGATGCCGCGAGCATAAGCTCTGTTTGGGATTTCGCGTTGGTTAGATTCTGGCACGCCTGCTTGAAGTACGAATCCTTTAGTTCGCTTCCGACAAACCTTCGGCCAAGCTTGAGCGACTGATACCCTTCGCTTCCAATGCCGGCAAACGGCGAGTATACAAGATCTCCGCGGTTCGTCCAGAGTACGACGGCGCGCTCGATAACGTCGAGTTGCAGCGGGCAAATATGCTTCTCGTCGGCATGGTCTCGGGCGCCGTCTGAGTTGAGCACGTTGCCTTGGTCTATTGTCATCCAAACCGGCGAAGCTACCTCCTGCCATGTGTCCACGGGATAGACGCTCGGATCTTTCGTGACCGGGCGAGGATTTTCGCCGGGCTTACGGAACACGAGCAGGTAATCGGCGCACCCAACACGCGAGTCGCACGAGTCTGCTTTGAGCGTCTTGTAAAGCAGCCCGTGCGCTTTGGTCCGCTGCATCTCTGTCACGGGCGATTTCCAAATGCAAATGCGCGAATGAAACAGGAAATCATGCTTCCAAAATGCACGGATGATTTCTCCGCTGAAATCCTGAAACTGGATCTTGCCGTGCTTCCACTTGGTCGAGAGCAAGTCAACGCAGTGCACAGCGACCTCGCGGCCCGGCACCATCACGCGCGCAATCTCGGCAATCAGAATCTCGAAATGCTTTGTGAACTCCGACAGGTCTGCGCAATTGCCCATATCCTGCAGGTCGTTCGAGTATGTGAACAGGTCCGCGAACGGCGGCGAGAAAACCGCGAAGTCGATTGAATCCGACGGAAGTTGCTTTGCCACGCGAACACAGTCGCCGTGATACATCCGCCAACCGTCGCCGTCGGCGTGAGAGACGGATGTGCGCATGGTCAGTTCCTTGATTCGATTCTCCGCGAAAACTGCGGACGCTTGTTTCATCTGCTCTTGCATATGCTGGTGCTGTTGAATCTTGCGGTTGATGGTTTGAAGAATAGCGCCCTCAGTTCGCGCCTGGACTATGTAGGCGTTGACCTCGCGCGTCTGGCCGAATCGATAGGACCGGCGCAATGCTTGGTAAAAGTCCTCGAACGAGTAGGACAATCCGACGAACGCGACGTTTGCGCAGTGCTGCCAGTTCAAGCCGAAACCACAGATCGAAGGCTTGCTGATAATGACTCGCGCACAGCCTTCCGTGAAGTCGTCAATCTTGCGCTCTTTGGCTGCGCTCGTCTCGCTGCCACGTACCTCGACGGCTTCCGGAATCACGTCAACTAGGCGGTCGGCCTCGTCGTTGGTGTTGCACCATACGATCCACGGCTCACGCGAGTTATTGACGAGTGCCGCAACCGCAGCGGCCCGCGCCGCGCTGGTCATACGCATCTCTTTGTGAATCGTCGTGGCGGAAAGTGTGGCGTGCCGAAACAGTTCTTCGCCCGCTCCCTCTGACTCGTCCACGTCGACAATCTGCGTGTGCATACGCAGCGCCGGCAGAATGTAGCCGTCGTCCGCGAATCCAATGTCGGACGGCTTTCCGACGCAGCAGGCCCACGATGCGACCCACTTCCAAAACTCCGATTCGGCGTGTTTCTTCAATCGCCAGTCGCCGGTATTGAATGTGTCGTTGATGAAGAACGTCGCGAGCATCTGCGCTGGCGAGCACACGCCGAGAAACGCAGCATGCTGGCCGAACTCTGTGTAGTCGTTTGGTGATGGCGTGGCGGTGCAGCAAAGACGATATGGCGTGCGGCTGAACGCCTCCGTCAGCATGATGCGCGTCTTGCCGGTAAACGCCTTTAGTATCGATGATTCATCCAGCACGACGCCGGTAAACGCGCTCGGCTCAAAGTGCTCTAATTTCTCATAATTCGTGATGTAGATGCCTGGAGTGGTCACTTCATCTTGCGAGTGCGCGACGTTCGCCACGATGCCAAACTTTTCCGCCTCGTGCGCGGTCTGGTGCGCCACCGCAAGCGGGGTTAGGATAAGCACCGGGCCTCCGGTGTGCTCGGCTACCTGGCGCGCCCATTCAAGTTGCTGCGCGGTCTTGCCGAGTCCGCAGTCCTCGAAAAGCGCAGCGCGGCCTGTTCTGACGGCCCAGCGCACGACGTGTTTTTGCCACTCGAAAAGCGGCGCGACTATTTCCAGCGGCTCAAAGCCGGCCGGCTTAACGGTGCGCGCCTTCGCCATGATGAATTCGTCGTAGTCTTTGCTCATGCTGTTGCCCTTTGTTTTGCCTCCCACGCGGCGCACTCGGCCTCGTAGGCGGCTTTTTTGTCGGCGTCGCGGTCGCTGCGGAATGCGGCGGCGCGAGCAAGTTCTGAGTCGAAGCGCTCAAGGAATCGAAACAGCGCCGCCTCAATCGCGGCATCGATCTTCGGGTCGCGCTCCACGGTCACGACGAGCGGCGCAAACTGCCGCGAGTAGCTCATAAAGACCCAACGCGGGCGCCCGGTCACGTACATCGAGCCATGGACCTGCGCGCGGTACTCGGGCGGCACGTCGCCGTCCAGCAGGTAGCGCAGCGCGCGTTCAGGCTGCGGGCATTTGATTTCAAGCCCTGAGTCCGCGCCGATGAGTCCATCCGGCGAGCAGCCCACGCGCCCGCTGTCCGTCGTGCAGAAGCCGGGCGTCTCGACCTTCACGTCGTATGTGAACTCGTAATACGGGCGCGCCTCGCCTTCAAGGATCACGCCTTGGCCCATTTCGAAAGAGGTGAAGTCCTGCTTAGGCGAGAACCCGAGGAGCTTTTCGCAAAGCTTCTGGTGCAGGTACGATTCCGGCATCTGGCCGGTGCGGATCTTGAATTCCGGCGTGAGTAGCTGGCCGAAGTCGCTGGCGGTAGGCAGGCCGAGGCGCAGCGCGTGCCACTCGGGCGAGCCTTGGGTGCAGGTGTGGATCTTCATGGCGTGATGCGCTTGAACGCGATTACCCAAACCCAAGGGTTTTTAGCCCACGATTCGGAACCGTTGATGGATTCCCACAAAGCGCGGTATGATGATTTTCCAGGAGTGAACGATTGAGGATATGACCACGCATCAAACTCGCAGCCTTCCGCCTTCGCGTCCGCCTCGCTTATGTCGTTCAGCCTCTCGACGCGGACGGCGGTGATTTCGAGCGTGATGCGGGAGGCGACGCGCCGGCAGAATATCGACGGCATCCATTTGCCGTTTTCAGACGGGCACTCAGTCCAATTATCTGCGCGATATGCGTAGCACTTTTCACCTTCCGGCGACTCGGCAACGCAGAATGTTTCCTTCACCCACAGCCGGTCGCCGGGCTGGCCGTATGGGCACTTCCACTCTACGCAGCCCGTAATCCCGCAATCATCGAACGCTCCGAAATTGCCGTTTGCTAGGAGCTGCACAGATCGGATCTCGTCTCCAATGAAGTTGGCTTCCGGCTGTGTTTTCAAGATCCTCCGCGTCTCAGTCTTGCGGCCGTCGAGGATCGCGCGGACCGGCTGAGCGGCCATGAGTATCGGGCGCTCTTTCATGGCGTCGGCCCTTTCGCGCGCTCGGCGAGCATCGCGTCGGCGATGGCGTAAGCCCGAAGCGCGACAGCCTCGCGATAGCCGTCGCATGATGGACCGTGATCGACCGCGATGGCACTGATTGCCTGACCGGCGAACCAGTCGCGCAGCGTCATGCCTGCGTGGTATGAAAAACTTCCGTCGCTAAGCTCCTTGTTGTGCGGAAACGCGGGGCCGCCGTCGTGTTGTGTGTTCGTTGTACTCATGGTTTTTGCTCCTG